CCATGTTTTTCCTTTCTTGTATTCACCATCTAATGGGCATCGAAGTGCCAACTTTGTACCAGCTTCTATAATACTCTGTACTGCTGCTTCACCTACTAGGTCTGCGTCCTCCTCACTACACTCTATCTGCCACTCATCATGGACATTTGCTACAAAATTTGCATTAAGTTTGAGCAGCCTAATCTTCTTGTCCAAGAGTACCAGGGCCTGTTTCATCACTATCGCACCAGCACTCTGTAGTAACGTGTTAAGTGCTGCGTGTGAGGAACGCACTTGTAATTTCCTACCGTCAAGACCTTGTAGCGTGCCTTTCTCTGATAGGCGGTCAACCTTTTTTCGAAGTGCTTCGATAGAAGGAGTGTTCCGAAGAAAAGTATCGATGAGTTTCTTACCATCTGCTGCTGAACCACCAACAATCTTCCCCATCTTGGCAGCGCCTGCCCCGTATAGTAGAGCGTAGATGAATGTCTTCGCTTGCGCCCTAGTCTGCAAACCTGCTGCATTTTGGTTCTTGGTGTGGATATCACCTTCAACGACTTCTTTAACATACTCTTCATCCTTTATGTCAGGAGCATTTAAGTAGTGTGCAAGCATTCTTAACTCTAGGCTGGCTGCATCAGCGCCAACCAAGACCTTGCCATCGTCCACTGTCCAGCAGTCTCTGCACTCGTGGCCCCAGGGACTGGAACTGCTAGGGATCTGAGCCATGTTAGGGCTGTGGTGCGTCATTCTGCCTGTGACTGCTCCGTTGGTGATGACCTTACCGTGAACCCGTCTGTCTTCAGATAGATGCTCAAGCCAGGATTCAACCTGAGCCACCCGTTTCTGAATGAGCAGGTACTCGGCAATAAGTTTTGCTTCTGGTATATCAACTCCGTCCAAGACTGAATCATCGACAATCACCTGTCCTTTCTCAGTAAACTTTTCAGGCTTCCAGCCCAGTGCCATCAGGCGCTTTGCAATCTGCTGCCTAGATCCTGGGTTGAACACCTCGACATCATCCTTTAACTGCTTACCAGTTTTCTCGCTAAACCTTTGAGTGACAATAGGTGTGAATATGGTTTGTAGTTCCTCCTCAATGTCTGACAACCTACGCTTCCACTGACCAAGCAGGCACTGAGCCTTGATCGTATCTAGCTTGAACCCATGCTTCTCCTGCCTTGCTATAATCCCTGCTACCTCATGCTCCAGATCAATAGACTGTTGAGTAAAACCACTCAACTCCTTGAGTAAATAGTGATACAACTCACCACATATAATAACATCTTCCTTACAGTACTCAACCATTTCTGGAGTTAAGCCTCCATCGAAATCTTCGTACTCCTTCTTGGTTCTTCCTACTAGACTTGCCAGATTGCCAAGGCTGTGTCCCTTGTCCCTTGTCGGATTTGATAGTCTTGACATAACCAGTGTATCCCGCACCTGCTTCATTACAATCGATGTCTTCCAATGTTTGTTCAATATCGGAAAGTCGAAGCTGATCCCGTTGTGTGCTACTATCAGTGTTGCTTTCTTGATAAACTCTCTGAAGTTTCCTGCTTCCGTCCATACCTTTACTTCCTTTGTATCTAAATCATAGGTAGAGCAACACCAGATGGTGTCGTGGTTCCTATTTGTTTCGATGTCTAGAGCTATCCTCATGTAGGTAGATTCCATTTGCTACTGTGTTAAATATTTTATCATATCCTAGGCGTTTTAGCAAGTCATCAAACATCATTTCCTTGCCGTGGTTCTCTACACATACAACCTTTGGCTTGCGCCATACAAGTGAGTGTGCTAACACATCGTAGTCTAATCCCTCAATGTCGATAGATAGAAAGTCTGGTGTCCCGAAATGTATAAAGAGAGACTCAAGAGATACAACTGGGACAGACTTCTGCTCAGTGATTTTAAACTCTGGGTGCTCTGCTACAAACCTCTCAACCACTGACCTATCAAAGCTGTTCCTGCCTGAGTACTGATCAATCATGTAGAAAGTCATCTCGCCAGTGATAGTACCAACACCAACATTAAGGATATTATCCTCTGGCCTAGCCTCCTCAAATGCTTTTATATGGTTAGGATTAGCTTCTATGCAAACACCACGCCATCCTCGGTCATACAGCAGCGCAGTGTTGCTGATGTTGTGTGGATGGTGTGCTCCTACATCAAAGTATCTACCTCTTTCAATACCCAACTTAGCAAATACATTCAGTAGTATCAAGTCCTCACCAAATTGTGAGTATGTCTTATCTGAAAATGCTTGATCAGGATGGCTCATAGTGATGTATCCTCAAAGGTTTCTGTCATGCGCCCACTGATCCGATCGTAGTAAAGGCTGCAGGCAGGACCAGTCAATCCACTGAATCTGTTTTTCAGCACTCGAACCCTGGTGGTGTGACGCTCTTTAAGGTCCTCAGACTGTCCGTTACGCTCCAGACCTAGCACCATATCAGATAGCTGACCAATCGATCCTGAGCCTCGTAGTGCGCTCAGACTGGTAGCTGCACCTTCCTCATGTCCTTTACCATCTGGCCGCTTCAGGTGAGAGACACAGAATAAGGCAATGCCTGTCTCCTGCACGATCATCCGTAGCTTGGTCATAATCTCGTCTAGTGCCTTCCTCTCATCGCCGTTGTCTTGAGCAGAAACAACAATAGAAACGTGATCAAGAAAAATAAACTTACACTCAAGAGCTTTTGCCATATAGCGAACTCTGTTAATAATATTGTCAATAGCAGTAGAGCCGAAGTGATCAAATAGAAAAACCCTGCCAGTGCCAAGAGTGTTATTAAATGCGTTTCGTAGTTCTTCATCAGTCACCTCTGTGTCTGGTAAATGTAGCGGCTTATTCGCTGATAGACTCATAATGCTCTTGGCTGTGCGCTTAACTGATTCCTCTAGGAACATCAGACCAATGTTCTCATCAGTGTTCTGCAGGATATGATACACAATCTCACGCAGGAATTGTGATTTACCTAGACCAGAGCCAGCAGTGATCGTCACTAGTTCGCCTTCTCGCACACCGTAAGTAAGATCATTCAGACCAGTGAAAGGATACTGAACCTTTGCCCTCTCGACAGGCTGATTGACCAGATCCCATAGTCCAGCACCGTCAATGATTCCATCAGGTGTGTATCGTTCTGCTCTCCACCATGCGTCTATGAACTCTTTGTCTTTTGAGTCTTGTGAGTATTCGCAGGCATCCTTGTAGTCTTTGGTTCCTTTAAATATCTTGGCTTTAGTTCCAATGATCTCAGCCACCTGACTAGCAGCGAGTCTGCCTGCCTCATCATTGTCGAAACAGATAACAATATTTTCGAAGGAGTCGAGCCATTCATAATTCGCCTTGATATCTTGTGCTGCGTTACCTGCACCATTCCTAACAGAGACCACAGGATATTTAGAACCCAACATCTGATACGCTGCCGCAGCATCGAACTCACCTTCGCAAATCGTGACATACTTTCCTCCCTTTGAGAATAATTGCTGACCGAACAGGGTTCCTTTCTGCCAGTCACCTTCGACACTGAAACGCTTATCGGATACATTGCGCTTCTTAAACGCTACAAGAGAATCGCCAGAGTAGTAAGGAAAATAGTAGCTATTGTCTTTAACGCCAATCCCGTATGATATGCAAGTGTCACGTGTTAGCTTCCTTTCTACAACAGACTGATACGACAACTCATGGACATTGGTCAATTTAGTATTCACCTTAGTTAGTGTTTGTGTAGGCTCTTCGTCACGCTTAAACCTAGTAGCTTTACCACAACTGAAACACCTGCTACCCCAGTCATAGTACGTCAGTGCATCAGAGCTATTACAATCTGGACATGGCTGGTGTGCTTTTAGCTGCTCACCCATTGGTCTTTCCTTTCAAAAGTTTCTGCCTATATTGTAACACATCCTGGAGCATCTTGTCTAGCCCATGATTTAGGGACAGATCAGCAAAGTCACAGACAGTAAACCAGTAGGCTGCTTCTTGGCTTGTCTCAGCTTCAAATCGTTGTTGATCATCCATACTATTTAGTTTCTTCTAAAGAATAATTATTAATAATCTTACTACTTAGTAACTATGTAGAGATAGTTTAGCATAGTTCGTCATCAATGTCAAGCACAGAATCCAGATCACAACTATCAACATCGTCAAAACCTTCTGTCTCGTGTTCATCATGCGCTAAATCTGCCCTCTCAATCGTATGTACGTACTCACTAACACTACTAAAACAATGGTTACAGAAGTCAATGTACTCAGAAGTGAGTGCTGACTTACGTGTTGCCTCGAAGTCTGTCAACAAGGCGTTACAGGATACACATCTCATCTTAGTCTGTCCCTATTTCCAAGGCCGTACTTCCCACAATGGGCAAGTCTTGACTGTACAATTAGCTACCTCTTCCTTCTGGTGATTCGAACAATCAAAACACTTGGCATTGATGCTCTTGCGTAGGCTGCTCTTGTCCAGTTCCCATATCTGAATTACAGTCTTCCGATGTATAAGATCTGGGTTCTCTTTCTTTATAGCCCTGGCTTTAGCCAATGCCGCCTTCCGTTTTTCTAATGTACTTAGTACTACAGTTTCATTACTTACCGTCATCTCTATACCTTCCTAACTCTTCCTCTAGTCTATCTATCCTGGCCCTGAGCATAAAGTTCTCACGCTCTAGCTCTGCGATCATGTCTCCTCTATCAATGTTCTGATCAAGTAGATCCATGTAATTGTTTATTAGGTCTACCTCATAAGGAACACCAGATACTCTATGTTTAGTCATTACGATCCTCATGTATGCCAATTAGAATGGCTATCACGCCAACAATAGCAAAGATTACTAGGGTTGTCAACATTATTTCATAGCCTCCATAGCTAGTCCAATATTACCTATGACATAGCCAGCAAAGGCAATGCCCAGGCCAGTCTGTCCCTTAATTAGTAGGTCAACTGACACCACCAAATAAACAACACCAATAACAGCGATCAGCCAACTAGCCATAGGTCAAACAATCTGCTGCTCAAGTAAGTCTCCTGCTACCCACAGGTCCTCGCCCCAGGTTCGCTTAGGGTACGCCTTCATCAGGTACTCTTGAGCTTTACGTCTTACGCTATGATCGTGTGCCTTGATGATGTAGTCTAGCTCTTCCTTGACATCACTATAGTCAGAGTAGTGATCCCTGATCAACATGATGTCTGACAATACAGTGACCTCATCATCGCGCATATCGCGATTAACTGTTTCCAGTTCGCTGATACGATCCTCTAACTTCTGGATCTCATCATTGTAATCATCAATGTGTACCCAGTCTTCCTGATTTTTATAGCTCATAGACTTGTCCTTTCGTTTGTGTCTACCTGATCCGCTTGTCTGTGCATACTTAGCAACATAATTACGCTGCTTCATTTTATGAACTCCAATAAGCCTCTGATGAAGGGGAACAATAGTATGGTGTATCGTAACGCTCTTGAAATTCTATACCAGATAGTAAATTCTTTTTGGTAACAAATGTCAAGTGGATTTTATAAAAATGACCAATGCCTACAGCTACTAAATCATTTGCTATATCTTCAGCTTGTTCTTTGGTAATATTATTATAGTCCTGCTTGTACACCATCCTATGTCCTTTGTTATACCGCTTGTCTTCCTTGTACAATTCAAGAGTGTACGTTGTTTTTGTTTCGTTGTCAATCATTATACACCTCCAATATTTTAATCCAAGATCCAAGATACCATACTCCACCCTGTGATTCTGGACGTTCAATTCTATCCATTGGTTCGAAGTCTACCTTAGCCCAGACACGATCACCACCTTGGCGTAGGTGTGGCGCTTTCATCTCACTGCATATGTGCCAGCCAGGACGAAACGCATAACCTGGAGTCAGGAAAGGCTGGTATTCATACCACTCACCAGGAACAAGGCGCTGCTTACGATTAATAAACAGTGGGCCTAGCGTGCCATCCTTACGCTTACGAAATAATTTATAGCCTATCATTATCCAAACTCCACAATACGATCTCGTAGTTTAAGCTGGCTCTTGGTATGTTCAATAGGTACTAACCCTGAGTCTGTGTACTTAGCAATGATATCATGTGAGTACACACTACCAATCTCTGTAAAGAATCCATGCACCTCAGCCATGCGAATATCGCCCTTCTTGTTGTCCCAGATAATAGCATCCCAGCCGTTACCTAATCTAACTTTGTCACCTTTTTTAAGCTCATTAGTAAACATTATTTAATTCTCCACGCCCATAAAACTCTAGTCCGACTACCAATCTCACCCTGATCATGCACTACGCCATCAATGACAGCCCATGCATGATTGCGATTGCACATAACCCATCTGCCTTTATTATAAATAGACAAAAACTTTTTGAGAGTCCATGCATTATGCCTGTATTCTGCCACAATACTCTGCTCAAAGTCAAGTACCTCAGAAATTAAAAATAC